GTTGTTCGCCGCGAGCGTCAAGTAACGCAGGTCCTTGGAGAGTCGGCTCAGGCCCGTCAACTGGTCAACCAGTTCACGGACATGATTCAGCCCTACCGCGCTCGTATCGAGTCGACTGGGCTACCCCCGCTTCAGGCCGTCAACGAGCTGTTGAAGGCCGACCACCTTCTGACGACGTCCCCTCCCGCGAAGCGTGCCCAGTTCATGGCGTCGCTCATCAAGGAGTATGGGGTCGACATCAGGGAACTGGACAACGCACTTGCTGGACAACCGGCCGCCGATCCGACGGCTGACCGGCTGGAGCAGATGGTTGCCCAGAGACTTCAACCGTTCCAGCAGTTCGTCCAGCAGCAAGCCCGTCAGGCTGAGCTGCAACGGCAAGCGGAAGCGGCGCAAACGAATCAAACCATTCAGTCCATGGCGGCGGATACTGCGAAGTTTCCGCACTTCTATGACGTCAAGGACGACATGGCCGACTTGATTGAAATGCAAGCTCGCCGGGGTCAGTACATGACTCTGGAGCAAGCGTACTCCCGCGCTGTCTCGATGAACCCCGAGCTGACCGTCCAGAGTGCTCGGCGTCAGGCGGCTGAAGCGGCTAACTCCCGCGCTCAGCGTGCCCTGAACGCCTCTGTGTCTGTGGGCGGAGCACCGAACGGTGGGCCGTCGGGTCGTGCACCAGGAGCAGATCTACGAGGGACAATTGAGGCCGCCTTTGAGCGGGCTAACGCGCGATGATGAAGTTGCTCAAGTCATTCTTGGGACTGACTACACCCCCTCGCCGTTATACCGAAGAAGAGAAGGCCGCTATTCTCCTCGCGCAGCAAGCTAGGGTTCAGCCTGTTGGACCCACCGGACAGCCAGCCACCGGGAACACAACGGGACATACCCCTCTCAATCCTGTGTAAGGAGCCCTAGCAATGTCTTTTGCAAACAGCGCGATTAGCGACATCATCGCGACCACCATCCAGTCGCGTACCGGCATCATCGCCGACAACGTGACCAAGAACAACGCGCTTCTGGCGCGTCTGAAGCAGCGCGGGAACATCAAGACGTTCTCGGGCGGCAATGTCATCCTGCAGGAGCTGAGCTTCGCTGCGAACGGCAACGCGGGATGGTACGCTGGCTACGACCTGCTGCCCATCGCGGCGCAGGACGTGATCAGCGCGGCCCAGTACGACATCAAGCAGGCCGCTTGCCCCGTCACGATCAGCGGCCTGGAGCAGCTCCAGAACGCCGGCAAAGAGCAGATCATTGACCTGTTGGAAGCCCGCGTGTCGGTCGGCGAGTCGTCCATGGCGAACCTGATCGCTCAGGGCGTCTACAGCGACGGCACGGGCGCTGGCGGCAAGCAGGTCGACGGCCTGCTCAAGCAAGTGTCGAAGGCTCCGGGTACCGGCACGGTCGGCGGCATCGACCGGCTGAACTGGCCGTTTTGGCGCAACCAGACGTTCGACTTCACCACCGACGGCGGTGCTGTCGTCAGCCCGAGCAACATTCAGGAATATATGAATGAGCTCTGGGCCAAGCTGGTTCGCGGTATGGACCGGCCCGACCTGATCGTGTTCGACAACGTCCTCTGGGCGTACTACATGAAGTCGCTGCAAGCCATCCAGCGGTTCACCAGCTCGGATGACGCCAAGCTCGGCTTCGTGTCGGTCAAGTTCATGGACGCCGACGTGGTGCTCGACGGCGGTATCGGCGGCTTCATGCCGTCGGAGACCGGGTACTTCCTCAACACGAAGTACATCCACTACCGTCCGCACCGCGACCGGAACATGGTTCCGCTGTCGCCGGGTCAGCGCTACTCGGTCAACCAGGACGCTGCGGTGCAGATCCTGGCTTGGGCGGGCAACCTGACGATGTCGGGCGCGCAGTTCCAGGGCGTGATGTTCGAAACCTGATAGGAGTGGGGCGGCGCGAGCGTAAGTCCCCACCCCGCTGGAGCTCACATGGGATGCAAGAAAGGTAAGTCCAAAGGCGGCGGAAGCCGCAAAAGGGGAGGCTGATTATGCCTGCTGCTCTTCCGGGTTCGACGCTGGCTGAAAACCTCGCCAACCCGTCCGCTGGCGCGTTCGTGATTTTCGACCCGCTGAGCGGGCCGAAGAACTCGCCGTTCGACAAGGACCTGCAGACCGACATCATTACTGGTGCCGTCACCGCTCGCGGGGGCTGCTCCACTGGTGCTCTGCAAACCGGCATCGGGTTCGGCTCACCGCCGATCTTCGGTACGGTTCCCACGTCTGCCGCCGCTATCGCGCTGGCGGGCTTCACCGACGATTACATCCCTGGTCAGTCCAACCCTGCGTCTACGGACACGGGGGACTCCACGTGGATCTACATCGGCGGTGGACGCTGCAACGCCAACTCTGGCGGCGCAGCGGCTGTCAACCCGTACCCGAGTGGGGTCGCCCCCATCTGCGGAGCGGGCAACGGTGGTTCGCGTGATGGCGGTTCGACACCGTTCACTGGCTTCCCGATCAAGACTGTGACCGCAACGGGCACGGTGGCGAACGGGGCGGCGGTGGAGACGGGCTGGCTGAACCGTTCGGGCGTGTCGCTCGCCACGGGGCAGTCGGTGTTCGGTTCGAGCACCACTCCAGCCACGGACGTGTCGTAAGTCATGCTGAATGGAGGCGTCTTGCGGTTCGCTGCAAATGGGCGAATTCGCAATACTACAGCAGTCCCCACGGACTTCAACGGCGGAACGCCGACAGTCCAGGGACTGCTGTCCTTCAGTCCTACCTTGCCGGAGCGGTACTCTGGAGGGTTTGGGTATCGTAACAATGGGGCCATCTGCGTTTCTGTCGGCGGTGCAGTTGATCGATACGTCGCGGGCCTGCCGCTCAACACGCTCGGGCAGCTCTGCGCCACGCAAAGCATCGTTCAGCCCGCTACATGGGTGTCTGGAATACCGCTCGGACTGGACGGGCTCGTGGCCCTCGCAATTGAAGAATCCCCCGCGACGTTGCGGGCTTTCTCCAACGCATTTTCTTCAACGGAGTTCGACTGATGCTACTCACCATCCTGAACGGTGTGACGGCCCTGACCCTCGGCTGGATCGTCCTGCCGGTGGCGACCATCACCGACACGAAGCCTCAGCTTTGTGAAGTTATGAAGGGCAAGTACGACCCGAAAGCGCCGGATCAGTGTGTCGGTGGTGATTGGGTTCGCATCGTACCGCTACTCCGCGAAGCTGCCCCACAGAAATGACCATCAAGTCAATCGTTGAGCTGCTGGCGCAGGCCGACACCACGCTGGCTGACAACACCACGGGCGACATTACGGCGTCGGACGTGCGCACGTTGATCAAGGACTTCCTTGACACGATGTCGCCCGCCTACGGAGCCATTCGGCTTACGTCGCAGGTAATCGCGCTGACCGGCACGCCTCAAACTCTCGCGCCATTTGCGTCGGTGGTAGCCGCGAATGCTGGGTACTACACCGCGAACCTTGTACCGGGAAACGTCACTCGGTTAATCGCGTCGGCCAGCCTTGCAGGCGCAACCGACTTCGTCATCATAGACGGCAACGTTGAGGGGCCAAACGGTGACCTAGTGACTATTTCTCTGTATAAGAATGGTGCGGTTACTGCCTACACCACCTCTGTAACGACCACGGGCGCAGGCGAGCCTGTCGGGTTCAACCTAGCCGCGATTTCCTACACCGCTGCTCCCGGCGATGCGGTGTATGAGGTACGAGTCAGCGGGGATGCTGGGAACAAGACGTTCTCCAACACCACCCTGCTCTGCCAAGCTCAGCCGGTTCGCAGCTTTACCTGACCCAACGAGGAGCTTTATGCCCACCCCGGTATACGACGGCACTATCTACGACGATCAGTCCATCCATGAGGACGACAAACGATTGTTCGTCCAGTTCTACATGGAACCTGTCAAGAACGCGGTGAAGTCAGCCGCAGAAGGCCGTCCGATCTTTGACGACGTGCCGATGGTGAAGATCATCACCCCCGGCTCACGTGACGTGATGGTCACCCGTGCCAACGCACAGTATCAGCAGCGGTTCCCGAAGCAGTGGGAAGCATTTCAGCGCAACATCGCCCAGACGGTGGATGGCACGCCGCTGGAGCAAGTTCCGTTCCTGACGGTTAGTCAGGTGGCTGAGCTGAAGGCGCTGAATGTTCTGTCGCTGGAGCAGCTCGCTGGGCTGTCGGACGCGGTGGTCCACAAGTTCATGGGCGCCCAGAAGATGAAGCAGCAGGCCCAGACGTATCTGGATGCTGCCAAGAGCGCCGCTCCGATGACCCAGCTGATGGCCGAGCTGGAAAAGCGTGACGCGCAGCTTGCCGCGCTTCAGCAGCAGGTTGAACAACTGGTCGCTGCCAAGAAGGCCACGGCCGAACCACCTAAGAAGGCTGCGTGATGAGCTACTGGACTGCCGAGCAAGTTCTGAAGCAAGCCACGGGGGAGCTTGGACTCCCTCAGGCTCCTGCTACCTCGGACAGTCCAGGTTCTATCCAGGGATGGGCACTGCTCAATGCCGCCGGGAACGACTTGGTTCAGCTCTACCCGTGGGGCCAGCTTCTAAAGGAGTGGGACTTTACCACAACGGCCGATGAAGGTGAGTACCCCGTCCCAGCCGACTGGTCCTACTTCATTGATCAAACTCAGTGGGACCGTACCGATCACTGGCCTCTCCTTGGCCCGAAGTCGCCCCAAGAGTGGGCGTGGCTCAAAGGTGGTCTGCTCGCTGCTGCGCCCCGGATGCGGTACCGAGTCATGGACAATAAGTTCATGGTCTGGCCCATCCCCACCGCTGGATTCAACCTAGCTATGGAGTACGTCTCCAAGAACTGGGTGATCACCAATGACGATACCGGGGCCGTACCTACGGACATGGCTACGAAGGCCGGTGACATCATTCAATTCAACCCTTGGCTGGTCGTCAAGTACGTCAAGCTCAAGTTCTACGAGCTGAAGGGGTTCAACCAAGACTCCAGCCGCGCCGACTTTATGCGGATGTACCTGTCCCTCACCGGCAAGGACAAGGGAGCGCCGAAACTGTCGCTTGCACCCATCTACCCGCCGCTGTTCATCGGGCCGTGGTCTATTCCTGATGGTTCGTGGGACACCAGCGGCAAGACCCCGTGACCGTTCCAAGCAAAGCTCAGTACCGCACTCTGCCCTCCCCCGTTGGAGGGCTGAATGCGATGGACAACCTCGCGGCCATGCCCCCGATGGACGCGATTGCCATGAACAACATGGTCCCGTACACTTGGGGCGTCGCAGTTCGCCGAGGGTACAAGAACCATGCTGTAGGGCTACCGTCGCTGGTGCGGTCGCTGGCGTCGTGGGCCGGGGCGGACTCCGAGGTTCTGGTTGCGTGGGCTGGCGACTCCATGTACGACGTTACTTTAGAGGGGCCTGTGAGCGTGGCCCCGCTAGAGACGGGGCTGGTGAGCGCTCTGTGGTATCACGTCAACTACGCCACTTCCGGTGGTAAGTATCTATACGCAGTCAGCGAAGCTGCTGAGTCCCCAATCGTATTTGACGGCACGACGGTAAATCGTCTGATTGCTGGTGACGGCACGACTGCGTGGACGATCAAGGACATCGACCCAGTCAAGTTCACGCACATTACGTCCCACAATCGTCGGCTGTGGTTCGCAGAGCGGGACTCGTCCATCGCGTGGTATCTTCCTACCGACTCCTTGTACGGAGTTGCGGCCCCGTTTGACCTCGGCCCAATCTTCAAGAATGGCGGAACTCTAGTCGCCCTTGCAAATTGGACTGTTGACATGGGGGAGGGCTCCAATGACCATTTGGTATTCTTCTCTTCTGAGGGTGACGTTGCGGTCTACGCCGGTATCGACGTGGACGACGCCACGACGTGGGGTCTAAAGGGACTGTATAAACTCGGAAAGCCCGCGCCTGGGAGGCGGTTCTTCACCAAGCTCGGCGGCGACCTTATGATCCTGACTGAGGTTGGACTCGTTTCACTCGCCACCGTTGTTACGTCTACTCAGGTGAACGCGTCGGCAAACGACACGTACAGCAAAAAGATTCAGTTCCTGATTTCTGACCTTGTTTCTGACCCACCCACGCAGGACGACTGGCAGGTTCACTACTCACCAGGATCAAACTTCTTGATGACGAATGTCCCCGCCGTGTTTGAGGGCGGCGCGGGGCAGCTTATCGCCAATCAGGTGAATCAGTCGTGGTGCGCGTTCAGTGGGTTCGACGCCTGCGTCTGGCATGAGTTTGACGGCAGCCCGTTCTTTGGCTCCCACGACGGGCGAGTACTCCGGGGGCTGTTTGGGCATCAGGACAACCTGCCGTATCAGGGCCAAGTGGATCCAGAGCCTCAGCCAATTCGGTGGAGAACTCAGCAAGCGTACTCGTACTTGGACGCCCCGGCGCTGCAGAAGCAGGTTGGGATGTACCGCATCAACTTCTTGGTCGGTCTACCGATCAGCTACGATTCCAGGTTCTTTTACGACTTCGTACCCGCGACTGTCACGTTTCCTGAGCAAATTCCACCGTCAAAGTTCGGAGTGTGGGCTGAGGGAATTTGGGGGCTTGACCTCTGGGGCGGTGGAGTGACCCCTCAGAAGCGGTGGGATCAGTCTGTTGGTATCGGCGTCGCTGTGTCGCTTAGAGTGGTTGGACTCTCCAGTGACGAGGTTACATGGGTCAGTACCGACTTGTCGTACCTCGTAGGTGGTATACTGTGATCGTTTCCCAGCCCACCGACCTGCTTACGACGTGGCTCTGCGACCG